GCTGGCGAAGGAATACGGCAAGCTGCCGACCGAGATCCTGCAAATGGATCCAGGGGAATTCTATTTGAATCTACTGATAACGTTCCCCGAGGGACTGAGGAAAAAAAATAGGATCAAAGAGCGCAAGCGGGAGGAATCGCGATTGGGCTACAGCCCGGTAAAAAAGCTCATTGAGCTTTTGAAGAAAAACAAATGAAGAATAGCGAAAAGCGAAAGGCGAATAGCGAAAAGAATATCTTCCCTTTTTCGCCATCCGTCCTTCGACAGGCTCAGGACGTGGTGAGCTCGTCGAACTACGCAATCCGCAATCCGCAATTTGTTTATGGCTAACATAACTGAATTAATAGTGCGTCTTAAGGATGAGGTTTCGGCCAATTCCTCGAAGATCGAGCGAAGTCTGGGCGGCCTGAATAATCAAATCAGGAATTTTGCCGGAGTCTTCGGCGTCGGCCTTGGCGTGGGTACCTTGATCGGTTTCGGAAAACATTTGCTTGATGTCGGAGACAAACTCTCCGATCTTTCTGACCAGACCCGCATCTCAATAGGAGTGCTCGCTGGTCTCAAACCCATGGCAGACCAGAGTGGGACTTCGCTGGAGAGTTTAGCGACTGGTGTAAATCGCCTGATGATCTCACTCGCCGAAGGTCAGGATGGTACCGGCGAGCAAGCGCAGGCGTTGAAAACGCTCGGGATCACAACCGATGAGGTCCGTAAATCAATGTCAGATCCGGAGGGTTTTCTCGAGCTCTTTGCCAAGAAAATGGGAAATGTTACCACGCAATCGGAAAAACTCGCTACTGCAAAACGCCTCGCGGGAAAGGCCAGTGCTGAGCTTCTGCCGATGCTGATGATGATAGCGGAGAGAGGTCTGCCGCAAGTCTCGAAGGAGACGGAAGAAGCTTACAAAGCACTGGGAGATCTCAAAGACCGTCTGGTAGAAATGACCGCCGAAGCTACGAACTTCTGGGCCGCCCTAATCGGCCGGACGGCCAAGGCTTTGGGCTTCGGAAAGTCATTCAGCGATGAGATTCGCGAGGACATTCAACGCGCAGAAACGAGCCTTGCAATTTTAAAATCCATGGCGCAGCGGGGCTCTGCCGTTGCAAAGCCAATGGAAGAAACGGAGAAGAGGCTTACAGCGCTTCACGCTCTTTTGGAAAAGGTGGAAGATGGAGAAAAAAGAAGAGCTGGCCAACAAACCGCCGCGGCCAAACCTCCAGATAAGCATGCCAAGCAATGGCTGAAATCCCTGATTGATCAAAACGATCAGCTTGAGCTTCAGTTCATCAAACTGACGCAGAGTGAAGGCGCCGCCCACGAATACGCGAAAACGACTCTTTTGGCGAAGCTTGGGACCTCGGCCTTGACCGGCGAGATGGTGATGCAGCTTGATCGCTGGGATCAGCTTGTCGAGGATATCAAACAGGCGACTTTCGAGCTCAACAAGCTCGGCGAGATAATAAAGATGTGGGAACAGGATTTGGGGGAGATCGCCGCTGGGCCTCAAGAGGCGCTTGAAAAAATCTACCGGCCCCTTGAAGAGCAGATCGTGGAGTTACAGAAAACAGTGACCCTCGAAACCATGTCGGAATCTCAGCGCCGCGTCGCCGAGACCAATGCCGAAATGGAGAAGCGCATAGAGATCGTACAGCGGGCAATCGAAGAGCAGATTCTGACCGAACAAGAGGCGGCTGTTGTTCTCGGACAAATCTATGAGAGCGCCACGAAAAAAGCGAAAGAGAAGACCGAGGAGATGACGGAATTCACCCGCCGGGCCTTCGAGCGATCCTTCGACGCGGTGGCTGATGCCCTGCAGGATTTTATGCATGGCCAGTTCAAAGGTTGGGCAGATCTTGGGAACAGAATCAAACAGGTCCTCGATTCTATCGCGGCAAATTATATCACGACTTTAGGAAAGACAATGCTTCTCGGCAAGGACTATGGCACACCGGGGGCTCCAGTGGGCGGCCTTCTCGGAAATCTCGTTGGGGCGATCTTTGGCGCCGACCAACCCGTCTACGGCCCGGGGCCCGGGCAGATCCCAGAATATCAGTCTGGCGGCATCGTCGGGCTAACGCGGGTTTCCATGCGGCGTTACGATCCTACGATGTTTGCCGGGGCCCGGAGGTATCAAGACGGCGGCTTTCCCGGACTCGGATCCGACGAGGTTCCGGCCATCCTTCATCGAGGGGAAGAGGTGATTCCAGCGGGTGAGCGCGGCCGGGGCGGAAATATTTACAACACGTGGCACGTGAGGACCAATGATGCCGGGAGCTTTCTCCGCTCCCAGGCCCAGGTCGAGGGTATGGTTGCGCGTGCGACGCGGCGAGGACAACGCAAACTATAATGCGGCAAAGGGCAAAGCGCATAGAGTTCCGGACACTATGCGCTTGAGCGAGCGAAGCAAGCGAGCACTCTGCGCTATGCGTGACTCCCGATGAGTTTTATCGAGTCCCCACGTTTTCCCGATGAGATTTCGCTCCAATCCGAAGGCGGGCCGGAGTTTAACACGCCGGTGATCCAGGTAAAAAGCGGCTTTTCCAAGAGCCAGATCAACTGGGACGTGGACTTGCGCTCCTGGAACGTGGCCTCGGGGATCAAGAATCAGACCGATTTTTATACCCTGTTGGAATTTTTTCTCGTTTGCCGCGGTATGGGTCATCGTTTTCGCTATAAGGATTGGAGCGACTACAAGAGCGGCCGCTTGAACAACGCTGTGACCCCGCTGGATCAAACTCTGGGAACCGCCACTGCCGGCCAGACTCAGTTCCAGCTCATAAAAAAATATATTCTGGGCGGTCTCACACTCATCAGGACGATTAAAAAGCCCATGTCCGGGACCATCCGACCATCAGTCGATGACACGGAAGAAACAACCGGATGGACTTTTGATACCACAACTGGCTTGATAACGCGCTCGGTCGGGCTCTCGGTGGGCCAGGTGGTCAAGGCTGGCTTCGAGTTCGATCTTCCGGCAATGTTCGGCGTCAATAAATTGCCGGCCCGTTTCCGCCATCCGGAGTTTCTTGAGCTGGATATACCGGTGAACGAAGTGAGGCTCGCATGATCAAAGAAAGGCGAAAGGCGAATGGCGAATGGCGAAAACAATTCGCAATCCGCAATTCGATATCCGCAATTCCGTGAAGAGCGCCTCCGCAGCTTTTAAGACCCATCTCGATGGCGAGGTCACGACTCTCTGCGAGTGCTGGAAGGTCGTGATCAAGAAGTTCCAGCCCAAGATCGTCGAGATCTCGCGCGCCAACCCGGGCGTGGTCACAACCAAATGGGCGCACGGCTTCGCTACCGGCCAGATCGTGAAACTCGTGGACGTCGAGGGCATGACTCAGGTCAATGAAAACCAGTATGCCATAACGGTAATCGACGAAAATAATTTCTCGGTCGGCATCGATACCTCTGCCTTTTCCGCCTACGTCAACAAGGGCGAGGCCCGCCGGATCCTGGGCTACACGACGCACATCGAGAACCTTGTCTTCGAAGCCGTCACATACAAGGCCAAGGATAGTTATGGCGCGAGCGGCATCAATTCCAAGGACGATCTCTCCGTCGATGATCTCCAGATCCTCGGCATTCTGAACAACGAAGATATCAAGGTCGAAGATATCGAGGCCGGGAAATGGGACGATTTCGAAGCGGAGAGTTTTCTGCTCAACTATCTCGATCTCAGTCAGGGCAAGATGATCTTGCCGGCCGGCGGCAACGCGGGCGAGATCGAGACCCGCCGCTCGACCTACGTGGCCGAGCTCCGGGGTCTACAGCATTATCTCGATCAGGAAATAGGCAGCCTTTTCTCCGTCCTTTGCCGCGCCGATCTGGGTGATTCGCTCTGCAAGGTGAGGCTCGATCCGCCAAAGTGGCGCGCGACGACGGCGTATACGGTCCGTCCGCCGTCCGATGCGGGCCTCGGCAGTGCCGTGCGCCCGACCGTTTACAATGGCCGTCAATTTGAGTGCAGTGTTGCCGGGACTTCTGGCGTAAGCGAGCCGGCTTGGAATCTGACCGTTGGTGGCTTGACGATCGATGGCACAGCGACCTGGAAGACGATCGATGCCTGGACTAAGGAGTCCACGATCACGTCAGTCGTCGATCGCGGAAAATTCGGGGACACGACGCGCACGGAAGATGGTGATTTGAGTCTCTCCTGGCCCATCAAGGCCGTTAGCGTGGAAGCCAAGCAATTTCAGATCGATGGCAATCAAACGGGGCTGTTCAAATTCGGAATCCTGTTCAAGGTTCAAGGTTCGACCGGGAACGACCGGATCTACCGGGCTGCTTCTTCCAGCTACAGCGCCGGGCCGAATCGCACGACGATCACCGTCCAGGACGAGATCGCCGACGCGACCGTGGCCGGCCAGATCCAGCTCGACACGACCGGCTGGTGGACGTATGGCCTGATGACCATGCTCTCCGGACTCAATGCGGGAATCGCCCGCGAAATCAAAAGAGTTTCATACACGGCATATGCAATCACCGCCGTAAGCACCTCGCTCAAGAGATTCACGATCGCGGGCAATCAGACTGCCAATTTCAGCGCGGGCGAGACGACCAGGGTGACGGGATCCAGCGGGAACGATGGCATCTACACGATCGCAAGCGTGACTTTCTCCAGTCCCAATACACGGATCGTCGTGAACGAGATCGTCCCGAGCGCCACGGCAGACGGTTCGATCCAACACAAATCACTGTCGATCGAGCTCTTCGAAAAGTTTCCCTACGATCCCAAAGTCGGTGACAAGTACGAGATCCAGGCTGGGTGTGACAAACAAAGGAGTAGCTGTATCGCCAAACATAATAATATTTTCAACATGCGGGCCGAGCCGGATATTCCGGGTCTGGACGCGATGCTGATGTTTCCGGATGGCAAAGCATAGGGAATAGCGAATGGCGAAAAGCGAATGGCGAAAAGTTTGACCTTGAACCTTGAACATTGAACATTGAACCTTTGAACCGAGAGAGACGAGAGAGACGAGAGAGATGACAAGAGACGATATTGTGAAAGCTGCTCGGACCTGGCTCGGGACTCCGTTCGGGCATCAGGGACGGATCAAGGGAATCGCTGGGGACTGCGCCGGGCTGCTGATTGGCGTCGGACGCGAGATCGGGTACTTCGCTCCGGACTTCAATGTCACCGGATACGGCAGGGAACCGGTCCCGGAGAAAATGGGCGCCCTCGGCGATCAATATTTCGATCGCCTCGCGATAGCGGAAATTCAGCCCGGAGACATAGTCTGGATGATCCTCGGCGGGAGCAATCCGAGGCATATTGGGATTGTCGCTACTGCGCCCGACGGAGCGCTTACGGTGATACACCTGAGCGAGCGGATCGCCGGCGGCCGCTGTGTTGAGCATCGTTTCAACGATATGTGGCGCGCCCGGATTGTCAGAGCATATAGGTTCAGGGGAATAGAATGAGAATGGCGAATTTCGAATTGCGGATTGCGAAAATCCCGCTCTTTCCCCCTTTATCAAAGGGGGATGAAAGGGGGATTTTGCCTTTCGCTATTCGCTATTCGATATCCGCAATTCTTTGAGTTTATGGCTAGCTTAGCTATCGCTGCCGCGGGAGCTGCTTTAGGGGCTGGAGGCGCGAGTTTATTCGGCGCATCGCTCTCTATGGGCGCTTCGCTCGGCTGGGCGGCTGGATCCATGCTCGGCTCAGTTCTATTCGCTCCGAAAGCGCCCACGATCTATGGCCCACGGATCGCCGATCATCGCGTGCAATCCTCAGCCTTCGGAGATCCGATCCCCGAGGTTTGGGCTAACAAGCGAGTCTCCTGCGAGCTCATCTGGTCATCGGGACTTAAAGAGCATGCTCGAAAGAAAAAAGTCGGCGGCAAAGGCGGCGGCGGCC